GCACATGGGCTATCGAAAGGTTGGGTACCTGGAACAAGCCTGGTACATCATCAAGTACAAGCTGCACCAGCTGCTGCACAGGAGGTGAACCGATGCCAAGGAAACCGAAACGCCCCTGTTCCTATCCCGGCTGTCCCAGGCTGACTGACGGAAGGTTCTGTGAGGAACACGCCAAGCAGGAAGCAAAGCGTTATGAGAAGTATGACCGTGACCCCGACACCCGTCGCAGGTATGGCCGTGCCTGGAAGCGCATCCGTGACAGCTACGTGCAGCAGCATCCACTATGTGAGCTGTGCCTGAAGGAAGGCAGGCTGGTGGACACCGAAGAAGTACACCACAAGGTCCCACTCTCTGAGGGTGGAACCCATGCAAGGGACAATCTCATTGCATTATGCAAGCCTTGCCATAGCAAGATCCATGCAGAGCGCGGTGACCGCTGGCATAACCACTGACCCGGTAGGGGGCGTCAAATCTCTGTGACCCTCGCCCTGGGTAACGGTGCCGGGGGTCCGTGTTGGGAAATTCAAAAACAAACGGGGTATTAACCCCCATCCTTTGAGGAGGTGTAGAAATGGCAAAAGACGGCACAATGCGCGGTGGCCCTCGACCCGGACAAGGTCGGCCCCGTAAAGCATTGGTAGACAAAATTCAAGACGGCACCGCAGATTCTGCTCGGGTCATGTCCGAACCCGCCGAGTTCGTGGGCGCTGATGTACCTCCCGTGAAGGAGTACATGAAAGCGACTCAGAAAAACGGCAAGGGACTGGCTGCCCCGGAGATTTATGCGAACACATACGCTTGGCTGCAAGCCAGAGGCTGCGACAAACTGGTCAGCCCCCAGCTGATCGAGCAGTATGCGATGTCGGTATCCCGCTGGATTCAGTGTGAGGAGTGTATTTCCGAGTACGGCTTCCTCGCCAAGCATCCCACGACCGGCAATGCGATCGCATCGCCCTATGTGGCTATGAGCCGCGACTACATGAAGCAGGTCAACTCCACCTGGTTTGCAATTTACCAGATTGTGAAGGAGAACTGCTCTGTTGACTACAGTGGCCCCAACCCGCAGGACGATGTTATGGAGCGTCTGCTCCGGGCAAGGAGCGGTGGGCGCTGATGGCTAAATCCAGAAAATCCATCGAAATTGGAAAAGAATACGGACAACTGACCGTATTAAGCGAGGCTTCGAAAGACTCCACAGGTCATATCCGCTGGAATGTCCGGTGCCGTTGCGGTAGCGAATATATGGTACAGACTGGGTTTCTGTCTAAACCAAATTGCAAATGCAAAAAATGCTCCGATACAAATCGGAGCGCACGTCCCAGGCTTTCAAAAATTGGCGATGTGCTTAATGGGATGCAGATACTCTCCGAAGTCGGTAAAAATGAGCATGGTGCTATTTTGTATGAATGTCGTTGCTTAAAGTGCGGTGCTATCTCTATTAAGACTCGAGGTACTTTAAGTGTACGAATTGGAAGTGGGTGCGTAAATTGTCCGCCTAACTATCATTTTCAAATCTGTGATGGCGTTGCCACAGGGACTTTGCCAGACGGGACTGTGTTTTATATCGATGCCAATATGGTTGAAAAGGTTTCAAAAGAATACTGGCACTACAGCACCAAAGGATACATCATATCCACTGCTCGAAATCGACCGAAACAAAGTCTGCATCGCTTTGTTATGGGTATAGCGCCTTCGGATAATTCAACCATTGTCGATCATATCAACAGGAGTAAACTTGATTGTCGCTCTCAAAATTTACGGGTTGTAACTGCGCAGCAAAACTCTATGAACAGAAGCATTCAATCTAACAACACTACTGGATATGTTGGTGTTACTTTTTCAAATCACGCCAAGAAGTATATCGCCAAAATCGGGCTGAATGACAGAGACATTTATCTCGGCCAGTCTACCGATCCAATACTCTGTGCACAAATGTATAACATTGCATCTGAATTGCTCTTTAAGGGTTTTGTTGGTCATGTTAATGATGTACCTGCGCCAGACTTATCGACGGTAAAAAGAGTGAAAGAAAAACTTACTCCCTACATCACGCAGGCAATTATCGCAACTACACCCTGCGAAATATCGTTGTCTGCATAAAGAGGTAACCAATGATTATAGGAAAAATTAAAGTCAGCGGCACAACCGCTACTGTTGACTGGAGTACCGAAATCCCCAAAGGCCTCGTTGGCGGCAAGGTGCAAATCGAGTACACCGATGACATCTGGAGCGGACTGAACAAGACCGTCGTTTTCCGTAGTTCCATCACTCGGGATGTTCTGGAGAACGGCTCCGAGGTTATCATCCCCGCAGACGTTTTAGAGCGCTCTGGTGTCAAGCTCTATGTCGGCGTGTACGGCACCGATGCCGAAAACAACTTAGGACTTCCTACTTTTTGGGCCAACCTCGGTGTCATCCGTGACGCCGCCGATCCCGAAGCTGACCCGAACGCCGACTCCTCACTCCCCGTATGGGCAAGGCTGCTGGAGCGTACCCCGGACTGGCTTGCACCGCCCGGCACGGATGACCACATCCTCAATCGTACCCACTGGAAAGAAACAAAAGTAGCTAACAATACCTATGATGGGTCTCTCGAGGGCAGAAAGTATGTGACTTTGAATGAAGGCACTGATTTTGTAAAAATCAGCGATGTGGTATTGTCTGATAGCGATTTGATTGGTGCGTCTGTAACTTTGCACTCTGAAAGTGAATCTGAAGCTGAAGAAGACATTTCTATCGAAATCACTGAGGACATGATTTATGATCTCAGGCTTGAGATGGGTGTCCCTGTTATCGCAGCGTACGAGTTCGTTATGTGCGTGCTGACCAGTTTCAGCTTGTATGGTATCAATGTTGAACGAGGCGTTTATTTTCTGCGTGCGTCAGAGGATGGTAAGCTTCTCGGTTATGTGAAGTCATTTTCCGCATTACCAGATATTGAAGATGTCTACCATAAGTTAGACAGTAAATATTTGGATGCGGAATGGGTTGCTAACCGTAGCGATGGTAGTGAAATCGTCTTACAGGAAGCTACACAAGAATTCTATTCCGGCGGTGATTGCAGGCAGACATTTCCATTTGGTTTGGAACCCGGAGAAGATTATGTGATTACCTGGGATGGAGAAGAACACACCTGCACCTGCAGTTCCATCATGCTGGAGAACTTTGTTTTGCCGTGCATGGGTAATATGCATTTCTTTAATGATGAGTACCCAGACACCGGTGAGCCGTTTGGCATCGTCAATATTGCAATTCTATATTTTAATCTCGGCACATTGGTTTTTGCCAGACCAACTGACGGTGGTACTACACATACCGTAGCCATTACGCGTACAGGTAATATCCGTAACAGAATCCCATTGGGATATATGCCTGCTACTTATACGTTTCCCTCTGATTTGTGCTACAACGACATAGATAGCGACCAACTGTCTACAGCGTATCTTCACCTACAGAATGGTGGTCAGGTAAAAGCTATGTACCAAAATGACCTGTACAATGTACTGGCAATTAACCTGGATGTTTTTGATGGCTGGTATGACAGCATTATTCTGGCTGGAGACTCTGCGATACGCATATGGCAAAGACAGAAAGGGTGGCTTCATTATGAATCGCACCGATTCACGCTATGCACTTCCAGCTATGATGAGATATACAAATACGGCAAGAAATTCGAAATCACCGTATCCGAAGATGGTGTTCTCCAAACCAGGGACATCACCGGATACACCACCACATAAAACGGAGGATATTCATGTTTGAAAAAGTAAACCCTTCCCACCCCGATAAGGTCGCTGACCGTATCGCGGGTGCTATCGTGGATCTGGCCTACGAAACCCAGATTGACCCCAAGGTGGCGGTCGAGGTGCTGATCGGTCATGGTGTATGCCATGCCATCGTGGAGACCTCCGCCATCCTGAACAAGCAGAAAGTGATCGATGCTATCCACCGCATCGCAGGCCCTCTGGATGTCGACCTTGTGGTCGTTCCCCAGGATGCCCATCTGGCTCGTAACCAGGAGGACGGCTTCCGCTGCGGTGACAACGGTATCTTCAAAGGCGTTCCCGTCACCGTGGAGCAGCGTACCCTGTCTGATATCGCCAGAA